ACCCTTTGAGGTTGATGGATTAGAGTACGTCAAGCAAGGGTGTGGCTCTATGTGGACAGTAAATAGTCCCATTAAGACATTTAATACAATGGAACAAGCACAGATAGAAGCTAACAAATGGAACACAGGTCAAGTTGTTCTCTATGCAGAACACGAACCTGATTTTATAATGGAGTAATGATATGAATGAGGGACAAAGTTTATTTCTAATGATGTTTATACTTATAGTTGGAACATTATTACTTAATGCGTGTTCTGGTTTCTTTATGAGGATATCGTGATGGGCGACTTAGAGGACATTGAAACAATACTAGACGACTACTTTGATGAAATGGTTGATGATTCTGAATTGGATAAAATCAAATCATTACCTACAAAGATTAAAAAGGAGTTAGAAGAATGATACTTGAAACCGCCCTTATGTGTATGGCAGTAAATATTTACCACGAGTCAAATAACCAATCTATGCTAGGACAAATAGCAGTTGGTCAAGTAGTGATGAATAGAGTAGAGGACAAACGATTTCCTAGTACAGTTTGTGAAGTGGTAAAACAAGCGGTGACATACAAGGGTACAAACAAACCTGTTCTACACAAATGTCAATTCTCTTGGTATTGTGATGGTGCAAAAGATAATGTGAACAAAAATAGCAAATCGTGGTCAAAAGCGTTGGAGTATGCCTCCATTGTTTTAAGTGGTAGAATTGTTCTTGATGTCACAGATGGTGCTACACATTATCACGCAACATATGTAAGACCTGCGTGGGCAAAGACTAAGACACGCACAACAAGAATTGACCGCCACATATTTTATAGGTGGGAGAAGTGAGAAACAAGGGATTCTGGTTATTCATTGGTCTGGTTACATTATGTTATTTACTAGACTTAATATTTAATACTTTACTTTAAGGAAAAATTATGAAACTATTTAAATTATTTATTCTTGATTTATTAGCAGTAATATTTATGGTATGGGTATGTATTCATGTATTCTAAAGCAAAACAAATAAAGACTATAGGTGATATGGTTTCATATTACCTCCATAGCCCTCAATTTTTGGCTCTCAGACCGCGTTCACAGAAAGACTACGAGTATGTGCTCAATAGAGCCTTACAGACCCCTGTTAGCGTTTCTAAAGCGTTTGAGAGCATACGGATAGCAAAGGTATCGGTGAGTGATTGTAAGATTGTTTATCAGTCTTGGCTACAAAAGGGTAAACGTATGGCAAACAACACCGCTACTGTCTTGTCTGTGGTGTTTAACATGGCAGAGGAGCTTGAACTTCTGGCAAGTAACCCTATGAGGCGAGTAAAAAAGGCAAAACAAGAGGTGCGGAGGGTAATGTGGTCAAGGGAGCAGGTAAAATTATTCCTTGACACCGCATATAGCGAGTACAAGTGGCGAAGTATTGGTTTAATTGTCCACATGGCATACGAATTTGCTCAAAGAGTGGGTGACATGCGGTTACTTGAGTGGAAATGTATTGATTTTGACACAAAAAGACTTGACTTGGTGCAGTCAAAACGTAGGGCAGAGGTGCATATACCTATTAATGCTAGTCTATTGGCTATGTTAAAGGAACAACATGATGATTTTGGGTTTCAAGAGTACGTTGCACCGCAAGTCAACCCTAGAGATAAGAACTACAGACCTTACAATGAGTTTGATGTGTCCATTTTAGTCAATGAAGTCAAAGCAGAGGCAGGTTTACCTAAAGAATTGACTGCTATGGACATGAGAAGAACCGCTATTACGGAAATGGTGGAGGCAGGAGTAGACACTACACAGATTATGGCGGTATCTGGTCACAATTCGCCTCAATCAATGCGTCCATACATCAAACACACATTTAAATCAGCAAATAATGCACTTGCAAGGAGGGATTCATACAAAAATGAAGTTTCTTGAGAATATAGAGTTAGCAGATGGTGAAACTTTGACAATGAATTGTCCAGTTTGTAAGGGCATCAAGAAGTTTACTATCACTAAGGTGGATAGGGTGCTACTTTACAATTGCTATCGTAATAGTTGCACAGTAAAAGGAGCAAAGAAAGTGGATAGAACGGCAGACGACATAAAACG